AGCTTACGCGAAGGTAGCAAGCCCGTAAAGGACTTTGCACACCAAACACGTGAGCGAGCACTGACCAAGCAGACCAACGAGAGAGCCGCGGAGAAGAGTTTCCTCTCCTCCACAATCTCACGGGCGATTGCTTGGCCAGTCACCTCCGACAAACTCCAAGCGTCCGTGGAAGAAGCGAAAGCAAGGTGGTTTCAGAAAAAGACGATCAAGGAGCATCTCTGGCAGAGGCTAGAGAAGTACATCAACCAGCTCCCTCTGAAACCCTTTGCTGATGATGAGTTACCCTCGTGGCCTCTACCGAACAACCATGCCTGTCTCTCACACTCCGTAAAGGAGGGAGGAACAGGCACGGCCATTCAGGAGGCTGCAACAAGGGTCCGGCTTGAGAGGTTGGATTTCCTGTTTACAGGTATCCAGACTCCCAATTGGAAAGAGGCCGTGACAGGCGTCTTCCCAGCAGACAGGGTCGAAGATCTATTCCAGGACTTTGACGACGTGTGTGACTCGAAAGAGCCAGACTATGTCGACATTGTCCAAGAATACATCAACGGTCCGATCTACCCGGAAACTCGACCGGTGCCCATAGTGGAGATGGGGGGCAAGGTTCGAGTTGTAACTCTTCATCCCGCTGAAGAAGTGACAGTGGCACGACGACTCACACAGCTATGGCTGACTAGGCTTAGCAGGTGTGTCGTGAGCCGAGCAATGCTGAAGAACAGCAAAGTAGAAATGGCGGATCGCGGTGAAGCGAACGCACAAGTATACTCTGCGGATCTATCAGCAGCGACAGACCACATCGATCATAAGTTGGCAACCTTCGTCGCAGAGTTAATCTGCAAGAAGATGAACCGACCTCACGATGTTGCTTTGGTCCAACGCCTGTTCGGCTCCAAGACGATCCAGGGTACCAAGGGACCCACTGGAGATTGCAAGCAATCTACCTGTGGAATCCACATGGGACTCGGACCGACTTGGGTGATACTGTCTCTACTCAACGGATTCGCGGCATGGAATGCAGGAGCGTTCAAAGAAACATACCACGTTTGTGGCGACGACCTAACCGGGATCTGGTCAAAAACCCGGGTCAAACGGTACGAAGCCACCCTTGAAGGACTCGGACTTGTTGTCAACAAGTCAAAGGCCTTCTTGGGCAAACGTGGTGTGTTCTGTGAAAGACTCGTCACTCGGAAGGGTAAGCACCTCTGGGTGGCCAACGATGTTGGTCACCTTTCGGAGATTACCGCCGCCAAGGTACGAGCACATTTCACAGAGAACGCTCTAGCGGTCGCAGATCACCTTCGAGATGTTAACACCTCTCGGGTAGTCGTTGACCGAGTCCGCCGTGGACTCATTCCACGTACTCGTGCACCAGGTCGGGTGCGTCATGGTGGCAGTGGATTTGGTGAGGCAACCCTCGGATCACTTCAACAAGTGATCAAAAGGAAGCCCCAACTCACCATCGCCAAACATGACAACAAACCAGTGACTGAAGTGGCAGTTGATGTAAGACGACCAGGAGATATTACTCTCCAGGACGCCCTTATCTTCTACCAGTCCGCCGTACAGCTCCGTAAGGTGCTGGACAACAAAGTCACTGATCCCCGACCCCTCACGAAAAAGGAATTCCGTAAACTTTCAAAAGCTAGCTTCTGGAAGGTTACAGTTTCCCAATTCCGAAAGGTGGTGCAAGATTCTTCCCTTCGACGAAAGGACAAGCAGACCGCACTATTTCTAATGCGATCTGCCGATCCAACGTCAAAAACCCTTCCGCGCAAGGTGCTCAAGAGGGTCGCTAATGTGGTGGAGCGACCCGTTCGAGAGCGTTTTGTGTCATTGGATGATCTAGGTGGGATCATCCAGATGCGCACAAACCTTGCGTTTGAAGAAAGACTGCGTAAAGGGCTAGCTAAGCCCTCGCAGCAGCATCCCACTACTACCGTTAAGGTAGTAGTGAGACCCCAAGCTCTTTAGTGCTTGGG